TCTCGTGCCGGCGGCTGCGCCGGCACGAGATGGAACGGCTGCGAGCCCAGCACCATGTTGCCCAGCTCGACCGGCACCGCATGCTTGATGTGCGGCGGCCCGACCACCATGCGCCAGTAGCCCTGGCGCAGCACCGCTTGCAGACCGGGCCGCTGATGGCAGAGCGCGCGCACGGCCTCGAACGGGCTCGCCACATCGAGCCGGAAGTGCCGGCCGAACTCGCGGCCGGCGCGGCCGTGGAGATAGATGTCACGCAGCATCGGGCAAGTCCTCGTGGCGCAAGGCGACGGTCACTTGCCGGTGTCGCCGCCGGCCGGCGGCAAGTGCAGCGGCTGCGAGCCGATCACTATGTTGCCCAGCTCGACAGGCACGGCGTGCTTGATGTGCAGCACCGCTTGCAGCCCAGGCTGCAGGTGGCACTGCGCGCGCACAGCTCGAGAATGGGCTCGCAACGTCGAGCCGGAAGTGGCGGCCGAACGCGCGGCCGGCGCGGCCGTGGAGATAGATGTCACGCAACATCGGGCAAGTCCTCGTGGCGCAGCGCGACGGTCACGAAGCGGCGCAGTCGGTTGCCGGGCTCCAGCTTCGACAGCCGCGTCGGGTCGGCGGCTTTGACGCCTGACGGGTGGTGCATGATGAGGTTGGAGTCGCGCATCACCAGCCCGCCGTGCATGGGCACTGGATAGCGGAAGTTGAACAGCAGCACGTCGCCGGCACGGAAGGCGTCGGCCGGATCGATGCGGTGGAAGCCGGCAGCCGCGAAGTTTTCGGTGTAGAGGTCTTTGCCCTGGCTGCGACCCCACCATTCCCAGGCGCGTGGCTGGTCCCACAGCCGCGTGATGCCATGCTCCAGATACCAGTCGCGGATCAGCGCGTAGCAGTCATGCACGCCGTGACGAAAGCCTCGGCCGAGCAGCGGCTGGCGCTCCAGATCGCCGAACCAAAAGATGTCGTAGATCGGCATGCACATGACGACGAACGGGATGCCGAGCTGCTGCTGGTAGATCATGTCCGTCTCGCTCGGGCAGGCCAGCCCGTCGGAGTGGCTGTGGAAGAACAGGTCGCCCATGCCGACGCGCAGCAAGTCCTCGTCGCTCAACACGACATCGTCGTTCGGCGTGTTCGAAATGTTGTCGAGCCGCACATAGGCTCCGTCCTCGACGACACCGGCAGCCTCAGCCGGGTAGCACTCAGCCGCGTGCGCGTAGGCGGCGGCGTGCACCTCGGGCGTCCAGGCTGCCGGCGCAACAGGTGACATCGGCGCGATCTCGACACGCCTGGGCAGCGCGAGCTGATCGGTCATCAGACGAGCCCAACTCCGGGGAAGAAGCGCGCCGGCAACGGCACCGAGTAGCCGAAGCGCGCGTGGCAGCCCTTCATGGTGCGCGAGCAGTTGTCGGCCGACGGCGAGGTCGGCGCGTCGTTGGCGTCGAAGAATGCGCCGCCGGTGTACGGGCACGAGGCGCGGCTGTAGTCGAAGCCCGAGCCGGTCCAGGCCCGGTAGGTGTGGCTGCAGACGTTGCGGAGGATTTGCCGGCGCGGCAGCTGCGTGCCTTCCTGATCCCAGCGCGCCGCCAGCTTGAACACGATCTGCAGTGCGTTGTGGCTGGTCTTCTGTGCCACCACGAAGCTATCGCGACTGATGCGGGCGTTGCCGTCGGGCGTGCTGCCGTCGTCGAGGAAGCGCCGCAGCGTGAGGATGCGGATGATGGTCGCGCCGACGAGGTCGTTGTAGCTATCCACCAGCATGTTGCCGGCACCCACGAGGTTGCTGATGGAGAGGTTGGGCGTCGGCAACGTGCCCTTGGTCGTCAACTCAAAGCCGGTCGCGTCCATCGGGATCGGCTGGTAGTGCTGGCCGCCGTAGTAAATCTCGTGGTCAAAGTCGGTCGCGCTGCAGAAGAAGAACCATTGCCCGTTGGGCATCATCGTCGTGTCGAGCTGCCACAGCGTGACCAACTCCTTAGCGAACAGCGGATAATGTTCGGGCGCGTTCGCCAGGACCGACGCGTGGTCTGCAGCGTATGGCGTCGATGCATAGGCGAACGCGCCGTACATGGCTCACACCATCGCTAGAAGTTCGGCGGCGTCGTAACGAACGGCCGCATCGGATCGGGGTCGGGCGGCGGCACGGGCGGCGTGCGCTCGGGCTCGGCCGAAGTGCCGGTCATGCCGACCAGACCTGACTGAGCCAGCGCAACCTCCGGCGGCGCTGGCCATGGATTGATGCGACCCAGCCATTCCTCGATAGGCGTAACTTGGTCCCAGAACATATCGGGCATCGTCACCTGCTGCGTGCCGTCATCGGATGTGTATTTGACCGTGAGCCGGTCGGGCCTCGGGTGATCGAGGATGACCCATGTCGTCATGTTGACTCCCTACGCTTTGATGATTGCGTTGACCGCGATGGTGGGCTGCACGTTGGGATGCGCCGTGCCGCCGCCCGTGTTGGCGAGGTTCGCGTAGTTCGTGGCGATGGTGATGCCGATGCCTGCGCCGGAGTTGTAGTCGCCGCTCTGCCGCCAATCGGTCTGGCTGATCCAGTAGCTGCCGTAGTCCTGCATGGTATTGCCGCCGCCCGTGCAGCCGCAGCCGTAATTGGCGCACGCCTGCGTTTGAACCGGATAGAGCGCATGCTGGTGCGAGCTTTGGTTCAGGCCGTGATTGTGGCCGGGATCGCTGTAGCCGTGGTTGTGGCCCGAGTCGGCATGCGTGTGCGTGGGCATCTGCGCGGCCGTCAGCGTGTGCGTCTCCGCGCCGCCGGCGGTGCCCAGGTTGTAGCCGGTCAGTCGCCCGCTGCCCTTATCGACCATCGCGCGCACGCGGCCACGGAAGTCGGGCAGTCGGAATTGATCGGCGGCCTCGCCGCCCGTGTTATAAGTGGTGCCGATGGCAGCGAACAGGCGGGCATCGCCGGTGCGATTCTTGAGCGAGCCATCGCACAGATACCAGCCCGCTGGGATGGCGGTGTCAGGCCCGGCAAAGTCCCACACGATGCCCGCCGGGATCATGGGAGTCGCCGAGATCGCGGCCGCGACCACCGCCTGCACGAACGCCGTCGTGGCGATGGAGGTGTCGTTGTCAGTGGCCGCAACGGTCGGCGCTTTCGGATCGCCCGTGAAAACCGGCGAGTCGAGCGGCGCGTAGCCGCCCATCGCGCCCGCCATCTCTTGATGCACGAACGCCGTGCTGGCGAGCTGCGTCGTGTTCGTTCCGGGCGCTGCTGTCGGCCCTTTGACCACACCGCTGAACTCGCCCAGCACGGAACGGAAATCGGACCAGCGATGCGTCGCATCGCCCAACGTCATCGTGTTGTCGGCCAGCGGCAGGATCGATGACTGATCGAGATAAACCTTCTGGCTGCCGCCGACCCTCCACCGATACGCGCCGCCTGCGGGCACGTTGAGATACATCGTGGCGTCGCCGGTGATCCCGCCAAAGAAGCCGACGGCACCCGCCTCGCTGCGGTTGCCATTCAGGGTGAGGACATTGGCGCTGGCATTGTCCGCGTCTCGGCCGAGAGCGATGGGCGTGTTGGTCCCATCCTGAACGGTCACGAGGCCGCTCACGGCACCGCCGGTTAGCGGCAGGAAATTGCCCAGCTGGGCAATGGTGGCGTAGCCCTGCGCCTTCACGAACTCCGTGGTGGCAATCGATGTGTCGTTGTCGGCGGTCGGCGGCGTCGGCGCTGTGGGCGCGCCCGTTAACGCCACGCCGGCGATAGTCGGCACGGTCAGCACACCACCGATAGAGACGTTGCCTGGGATGTTGGGAACGTTGCCGGCCGGGTCGAGTGCGATGTCTTTGCTGGCCGGTGCCACCAGGGTGACGGTGTGGTTGCCGCCGGCTGCAAAGGCCACCTGGGCGTCGTTGTTCGACGACGAGATCACCGCACCGCGCGTCAGGTTGCCCGTCGCATACGAGCAGAGCGAGACTTCCCACTCGCTCGCATTGTCGGTCGAGATGCAGGCATAGCAGGTGTCGCCCTCGGCGAACTGCGACGAGAACGCCCGCGCGCCGATCTTGGCGCCTCCCAGCACGACAGTGAGCCCGGTGAGCGAGCAGACTTCCTGAATGCGGTCGGCCCGACGGAACATTACGGACCTCCCCCAGGCTGCGGATTGAAGATGCGCACGAACGTCGCCTGTAGCGTGCCCACGATGCCGGTGCCGGTCTTGTCAGTGATCGTGTAGCTCCATTGATCAGCGTAGACGAAAACCTGGCTGGCCATGTCCGGCGGCGTGAACCAAAAGCCGCGCGCGGCATTCTCGTTCAAGAAGTCGTCATAGCGCTGCAGCTCGGGCTGGCTGGTGAACGGGAAGTTGAGCGTCCAGCTGGGCCGCACCGCATTGAGCCCGCGCGTCGAGCGATGGATGTAGCCGTCACCGTAGTTCGTCTGGTCAACGGCAAGCTCGACAGCCCGCGACGCACCAAGCTGCGCGCACCATGGCCATGAGGGGATGGTTGCCATGTCATGCACTCATGCG